TCAATACGGCTTGACCGTGGAGAATGAATGGAATCTTCAACCGGTCGTTAATTTCTTGGGTCATTTCGTTAAATGGCAGACATCGATAGCCACGGAGAATCTATATAAAGACGGTGTGGCTTGCTCTAAATACGCCTCTTTCATGCGTGACGAGGTATATCCGTTGGGTATAAGATTCTTTACCAATACGGGATACAGGACAGCTAGATTCCCGCTTATCCCTCGTCCGGCCACAAGGGAGGAGATGGAGGTTATCGTTGATGAGGACGGCAACTCTGAAGACCTATCAGCGGCTTCGGTATTGGAGAACAACCCGCAGTGCGCCGGGAACAGCCGCCGTTATCTTTGGCAGTTTAAGAATACGGCAAAGATCATAAACGACCCGTCTTGGGGATTTGATGATTTTGGGGGAGAATGCAAGAATCAGCTAGATGTTAAGCAACTCAGATATGTAGAACAGGAATATGCCACGGTAGGAGAGACCCAATTCGTTATCAACACGATGGGGGAAGATGTTACGGTAGATGATGCTATTGATTATATCGCTGATAATATAGAGAACTTGTGTGATATCATAGAATCTAATGTAGGTATTACTGACGAGTTATGCGCTGCTATATCATTGCCAGAGGATCAAGACGGTATAAAGGCTCCCGATTTCCCTAGTGGATGTGATGATATCGAGAGGATAGAGACCAGGACTATATTGGATAAAAACTCTTTGGTGGATTCTAGGATTGATTTTACATATAAGCTGGCTAGTGATTATGTGGAGACCGAGCCTACTACATTAATACAAAGTAATGCCGAGTCACAAAGGAAGTTCTCTGTATTGTGTGATTTCGATAATTATTCCAGTGGAGGTAAGAATATCATAGATCTGGTTCAGGAATGGCTGGATGGTCAGGATGAGGATAAATTCCCGTCTGATATAGACTCCTCCGCCCTGGTCTTGTGTCAGGATATGTCTAATGTCCGGCAGTTATATGATGAGGGTATATGTACTAATGGGTGTTCGGTAGGTGATCCTCACGTGAATCCTACTATTAACGATGTTCAACTTCCTACATTCCAAGGGGGTAGGTCATTGGGTAAGTGCACATATTTGTATCAATATCCCGGATGGGAAGGAAAGAAGCATACGGAGACGATGCTTGATCAGTTAATGGATACGATGGAGGCTTATTTCCCCCAATATGAGAGTCAGTTTGGTATCGAGAACGCCATATGTCTTTTTGGCGATGGTGATAATTCTAAGTTTAATACCGGTATAACTACTGACTGGGAAGGTCGTGTGTCTATGCAGAATGATATTGACGCCAAGACCAATTGGTTCGGTAGAAGCAACTTGACTTATTTCAAGTTCTATCCACATGTATCCTCATACGCCAGATGGGTGGAGTTGGATTACGAGAAATACATAAGTGGTTTATCCGATCCTGATAACGGTATTATGTATATAGAGATGATGGGTAACTATAATTATCCGATCGGCGACTCGTCATCATACAATAAGGTTCGTATAACGTTTTTCTCGGACAAGGAAGGTACCGTGGCTCCTAATCCTTTGGCTAATGATGCCAAGAAAGGTGTTATAGTGAATTACGTGGATCATAAGATATTTATGATGCCAAAGTACTTGTTCTGGAATGATGACAAGACTACTTTCCATAAGATATATGTTTGCATCGAGCCTGCGGTATGCGTGTTCTTCACCGGTTTCGCCATGAGGCAGGACATGAAGGAGCTTGCCGGATTCTATACGGCCGGCACCGCCATCTTCCCTGCCCCGTTCTGTTTTGGCATTCGGCCACTGGAGGTGAAATACGTATTCTTCTTCACAAAAGAATTGAAATTAAGGAGATTCGTTACCTATGAGGCGAAATGTATCTCATGTGGGGATAAACCCGCTGACTGCGCTCCCAGACCATATCAGTACGGTGATTTCGGATATTGGGAGTCTACCAATAAGTATCCGGCTAATTTTGAGTTGTATGATTCAAGTAAGATCGGGATATCATCGGGAGGATCAAAGAGGAAGGACATAATAGATTCTTTGATGAAATACTATGGGTCTCCTAAATCAGTTGGGGGTAAGTCTTATTTCACCGGTAATGGGGGTAACGCTGAGTACCCAAATACGTCAACCACGTTTTGTCAGAGACCTATACGTCATTACAAGTTCCCGGATAACTCTGTCGCTCCTTTTATGGGTAATCCGTCTCAACTGACCGGTCAATATGGAGTTGACTCCTATATTTATCCTATGGGGGTGATGCTTGATGACGATATCGTTAATGAGTTTCTGGATATAGCGGTAGAGAACGGTCTTATAGATAAGGCTAGAAGAGATTCTATAATAGGATATGAGTTGTATAGGGGCGATAGGACGTTGGATAAGAGCGTTATCGGAACTGGTCTGGCTTATGATATGTTTAAGTACGATGATCCCGACGGATCGGCTAACCTTTATCCTAATTACCCTTACAACGATTTGTCTGATGATATGTATATCTATAAGGATATTAATCGTGAGAAATTTATAACGCATCCGTTTAACAGGAGGGGTAATATCTGGTATTCATTCTTAAGCCCTGATATTGCCTTTAACAAGCCTGACGCTCCCACCGAGTGCCTTGTTGATGGTTATCAATTAGGTAAATCCTCCGGTATATTCAGGGAGGTGGAGGATCACCCTAAATGGACGATATTAGGGAGTAAGGCTTACAGTATGGCAACATCATTGGCTACGGTGGAGGCTATGGCTAATTTAATATCCGCTATAGCTGAATATACATATCAGTCGGCTTCACAGCAATATGTCGGTGGAGGCGTGTTCTTTTTAGCCAACCCTGTCGGCATAGCGCTGACGGCTATCCGTCTGGCTACGGGTATCGCCAAGGCCACAGCCCAGTCCGTGGTGGATATAGGCAAGTACAGGTATCAGTGGTTAACAGCATTGATAGATAGGGGACCTAGACGGAACTATGCTTATTATTATACTTCTGTCGCTCATTATAATTTATTTTACCAAAAAATAGGGGCGTCGGAGCTACGTGGATTGTCAACGGCCAAATATATCAAGAGCGGGTTGTATCCGGTTACAGACATCTCGTCACAAGGGGGAACCGTAGGTGGTAAGCCTATTGTCATAAACAACCTCGATCGTGAGCATTCGTTGTTCATGTCATTTGGTATGGATAAGTATATGCTTGAATATCCGGAGTTGGTTTCAAGTTACGATACCAGTCGTATTCAGGATGAGTGTAATATTCGTAACGATGAGGTGGCTGGTATGACGCCTCATTTTATGACACGTGAATCTTTCGTATCCTGTCCTTATATGAGGATAAAGAAATATTCTCCGGCTCAATACGGGCAGATAGAGGATATCAGGTGGGTATCGTTAGGCGGTTGCGGGTTGATGGATGAGAATAAGCG